GGTGGTCCGCCGCTTCCTCGAGGCGGGCCTGGAGGCGAACCCGCTGAGCGAGACGGAGCTGGCTCGGGTGCGAGCGACTCGAGCGCGTCGAGGGCAGGGACTCGTGATCCCGATGGCCCCGGTGGCGTCGGCGACCCCGGCCCCTGTGACCGGGGCCGCCGACGAAGTGGAGAAGATGGGGATCGAACGCAGGCTCCTGCGCTCTGCCCCGAGACACTTCGCGCGCGCCGCCTAAACCCTGCCCGTACCTGGAACGAGGCAAGCGGTTATGAGGGTCAACGTCGCGCAATGTGCGTCGGTCCCGACGACGGTCGGTGACGCTCTGCTCGTGGTGCTCGAGCGCTCGGCGGCGAGCGGAAGCGCGAGCGCGTACGACATCGAGAGCCGCGCCCGGCATCTCGTCGAGCACACGCTCCGCCCGATCGCGACCATCACCCCCGGGTGGCTGGCGGCGCAGCTCCGCGCCCTCCACCGCACCGGGCTCGCGCCAAGCACGGTCCGCGGCGTGGCCAGCCTGTGGCTCGCGGTGCTCGCCGAGGGCGAGATCGTCATCGACTCGCGCCTGCTCCGCCTCCCGCGCGTCGAGCGGCGCTCGATCGCCGAGCGCGCCCCGCTGCGGCTCGACGAGCTCGCGCGCGTCGTGCGGTCGGTGGCGCTGCCGCTCTGGCGCCTAGCCCCGGTCGTCGCGGGGTGCCTGACGGGGGCCCGCGCCGGCGAGCTCTGCGGCTGGCGGGTGCGCGACTACGACCCGGTCGACCGCGTGCTGCGGTGGTCCGAGCAGCTACGCCAGCGCGGCCGCCGCGTCCGGTCCGCCACGAAGGACAAGTCGGCGCGCGAGGTGCCCGTGCACGCCGAGCTCGTGCCGATGCTCGACGAGCTGCGCGAGGGCCGCGGCGCGGACGACCCGCTCCTGTGGCGCCTGGCGCGCGGCCGGCGCGCGCCGTGGTCGGGCAACGAGCTCATCCTCGCGTGGCGTGACGTCTGCGCGGCGCACGGGCTCGAGCGCCGCACGCCGCACGCCGGCCGCTACACGCTCCCGACCCTGCTCCTCGAGGCGGGCGCCGCGCCGATCGCGGTGCGCTCGCTGACCCACCCCGGCACCGTCGGGCGCGCCGCCGAGGGCGGCGTGCGCGCTGGCTACGACGGGGCGTGGGGGCGCTACGTCGCGCCGACCCTCGACGCCCGGCGCGAGGCGATCGGCCGCCTCCGCCTGCCCCTCGCCCCGGTCACGCCGGCGGCGCAGCTCGACCTGTTCTGACCACGGAGGACCCCATGCTGCCGCGACTCCACGCCACCGGCCACGTCGACCCCGAGCGCGCGTACGAACGCGCGCGGCGCCGCTCGCGCGCGCTGCAGGACCTTGAGACCGAGCGCGAGCGGCGGGCCGCCCGCGTGACCCTCGTGCTGATCTGGGCCCTCGCGGGCGCGCTCGCGACCGGCGCGCTCATCCTGTGGGTGACGTCGTGAGCCGGCCCCGCACGACCTACCGCGGGCGCACGTCGCTCGCCGCCGTGGGGCGCGCCATCGAGGCCGGCGATCGGACGGCGGAGCAGATCGCGCTCCGGTACCGGCACGACGTCGCCGACGTGCGGCCCGGCGTCGCCGAGCTGCTCGCGCGGGGCGTCGTGCGCGACGTCTACGGCGAGCTCGAGTTCACGTCGATCGGCTGGACCTGGGCCGAGAGCGGGTACCGGGCGCTGTACCGCAGCGTGGCCGAGCAGCGGCGCCTCGGGCCCCGCCGGAGGGTCGCGGCATGAGGCCGCTCAAGACCTCTCGCGCTCGGTGGTGGGCGATCCCTCGCACGGCGCCGCGGACCGCGCTCGAACGCGTCGGTGAGGAACTCGTGCGGCTCGGGACGCGCGCCATCGCCGCGCAGGCGATCGCCGAGCTGGCGAAGCGGAGGCGCCGATGACCCTCGATCTCGTCGAGCAGATCGAGGCCGAGGCGGTCACCGTCCTCGCCCTCGCCGAGCTCCTCCGTGAGCATCCCCTTCCCCGGCAGCGCGTGATCCTGGGTCGCGTCGCCGAGGACCTGTTCGGCACGCCGACGTCCCACGGCGCGCTGACGGTGCGTGGCAAGGCGCGGGGCCGCCGGCGGAGCGGTCACGCCGGCGCCCCGCGCCCGGCCCAGGAGCGGGACGAGGAGGCCGTGCTCGTCGCGCTGAGCGACGGCTGCGATGTCCGCTTGGCGACGCTCGTGCAGCGGACGGGGCTCAGTGGCGACACGGTCTACGACACGTTGATCCGCCTGGCGCGTCACGGCCGGGTGTTCTCGACGGCCGAAGGCTGGCAGAGCGTGCCGTGAGCGTCGCCGTGCATCACCCCTCGGAGAGCGCGGTGCGGTGGGCGCGCTCGGTCCTCGGCCGCGTGTCGGCCGGCTACCCGATCTCGCCCGTCGAGGCGCGCGGCGGCGTCGCGCTCCGCGTCGCCGAGGTGATCGTGCCGCTCGTCGTCGAGCGCCTCGAGGCGCAGCTCGTCGCCGAGGGTGGCGTGCTCGCCGAGCTCGACGCCGAGGGCGCGCGCGTGCGCGCCGCGCTGGGGGCTCGTCGATGAGCGGAGGGGACCCCATCGACTGCGGCGCCGTCGTGCTCCGGCGCGTGACGGAGAAGGCGATCCTCGTGGAGCACCCGCAGGTCATCGCGGGCGCGAAGCTCATCCCGGCGCATCACCGCTGGATCCCGAAGCGCGCGGTGCACGCGACGTCCGAGGTGCACGGGCGGGACCAGACCGCGGGCCACCGCGGCGCGCTCGTGCTGCTGCGCTGGTTCGTCGAGAAGGAAGCCAACAACCACATCGGCCCGGCGGGCCAGGGGAGAGCAACGTGAGCATGAAGCAACCCACCGTGACCGTGGATGTCGTGACCTCGGAGGTCCCGATCAACGAGATCATCCGCGCGATGGCGGCGATGGGCCAGGCGCTGGCCGCGCGCGGTGCCGCAGAGCAGCCCGTCGAAGACGTCGCGTCGCTCAAGCTCATGCTCGGCGCCGCGATGCAGAAGGCAGAGCAGGCGCGCGCCGAGCTCGACGGCGTGAAGCGCGAGCGTGAGATGGCGCGAGCGGAGCGCGACTCGCACATGAAGTCGAACGCCCGGCTTCTCGACGCGACATCGACGGCCAGCAACGAGCTGCGGCACGCGCTCGAGTTCGCAGAGGAGCCCGTGGTGGCGCGGGGCGCTGTGGTGGCCGCGTATCGGCGCCTGTGTGCGGTCCTCGGCCTCGAGCCCAAAGACTTCTGACGGCGGGCCGCCATCAAATCCGTGTTCGTCTCGAACAAAACAGAGGCAAAAAGATGAGTGATTCTAACCCCCGTGTGCGCGCCGAGAGCGCAACCCAGGACAGCGGTCCCGGTGTTCGGACGGCTGCCGAGGTGGCGGCCCGCGTCGCCCTGGCCGACAAGCTCCAGCGCTGGGACATCGACGGCCAACTCGGTCTGATGCGCACCGCCGCGCGTGGCGCCTTCGTCGAGTATCAGGACGTGCTCGAGGTCGTGTCCGAGCGGAACGCCCGCATCGAGTGGCTGAAGGCCGAGCTTGCTCGGCTTGAGGACCAGGTCGCTCAGCTTCGTAAGATGTACGAGTACGCGGACGAGAGCGCTCTGCGTCTGCGCCTGCTGGACGGGTGGCACGAGGACTTCAACGTCGGCTTGTTCTGGGCGGCGCCGGTGGATGTCCCACCGTTCGTGGGGACTCCCAACGATACGGATTGGCCGTTCGACGACACGCAGACCGTCGTCTGGATCCCGTGTCCGAACCCCGTGACGGACGGATCTGAGTTCCTGTCCTCGACGGTGGCCGGAGGTTCGTCGTGACCGTCGACGGCAACGTCCTCGTCGCGCGCCCCGCGCTGTCGGCCTCGCGCCCGCCGCGCAAGCGCGTGCTCCTGTGGCTCGACCTTGAGACGACGGGCCTCGACCCCGTCCGCGACGTGATCATCGAATACGCCGCGCGCGTCACCGACCTCGGCGTCGAGCCGCTCACGGCGTGGGCCGAGGGTGTCGTGTCGCCGGGCGACGACGACGAGATCGCGCTCGCGCTCGAGGTCGCGGTGATGCACGGCGGCCGTGACGGGTTGCTCGCGCAGGCCATCGCGCGGGGCGTCTCCGTCGCCGAGGCCGAGGGCGCGCTCCTCGCGTTGCTCGAGTCGGCGCGCGGCGCGCTCCCCGGCGTCGAACTCCTGTTCTGCCTGGCGGGTTCCTCGGTCCACTTCGACCGCGGGTTCCTCGCGGCGGCGATGCCGCGGCTGCTCGAGCAGCTCTACCACCAACACCTCGACGTCTCGTCGCTGCTGATCGCCGGCGAGGCGCGCGGGCACGGCTGGCCCCGAGCGCTCGGCGTCGTCCACCGGGCGCGCCCCGACGTCGAGCGCTCGATCGCGAGCTACCAGGCGCACCTGATGCGCATGCGCGGCCCCGAGGAAGCGGAGCTGCTCTCGTGAGGCCGCGTCGTCGTCGTCTCGCCCGGCTGCGCCGCGCCGGGCGGCCCGCGCCAAGCGCGCGTGAGCGGCGCAGGGCGCGCGTCATGGCTCTGTGCGCTCGCGTGTTCCCGGAGGTGTTGGCCGCGGCGCACCGCGCGGCGGTGCTGGAGGTACTCAGAAACTTGGTGTCGGATGAGTTTGATAGGTTTCTGCGCATGAGGATCGAAGGGGGTCGCCGATGAAGGCCGCGGTCGTCGAGACGCCGTTCCGCGCGGCGACGGAGGCGGAGGGCGCGCGGAACCGCGTGTACCTCGGTGCGCTCCTCGAGCACTGCTACGCGTGGGGCCTCTCGCCCTACGCCTCGCACGACGTCGTCCCGCGCATTCTCGGCGTGCGCGACAACGCCGACGCCGACGTGGAGGCACGCGCCCGCGGGCTCGCCGCCGGCGACGTGTGGGCCGAGCGGGCCGACGTGATCGTGTTCGGTGTCGACCTGGGTTGGTCGGAGGGCATGTTGCGGCGGCTCCGCCACACATGGCAGCGCGGCGCGCGCGCGCCGCTCCGCGAGGTGCTGTTCGCGCAGCGCAGCGGTCGGCGCTTCGAGCTCCGCCAGCCGCTCTACCCGGAGATCAAGGGGATCATGGGATGGTGACCTGGAGCCTGGCCACGATGGGCCGCGCGCTGCTCCTGCGCGTCGAGATGGCGGTGCTGTCGCCGACGGAGCGCGTGCCCGAGGGCATGCTGGCCGCGGCGGAGGAGATCTTCCTGGGCGGCGTCGTCGTCGACGTCGCCGTGTTCTTGGCGGCCGCGCGGCTCCTCGACGACGCGCGCGATCTGCCCGCGCTGCCCCCGTCGTGCGACACCTTCGTCGGCGCCGCGCGGCGGCTCGGCGTCGACGTCGACACGCCGCTCGCGGGCGCGCTCGCGGTGTTCGCCGCGCTCCGCGCGGGGAAGAGCTTGCGCCCCGCGTACGCCGACCTGGCCGCGGTCTACGCACGGCGGGAGGCCTGACGTGGCGCGCGTGTTCGTCCGAGGCGCGGTGCTCTGGCTCGAGTACCGCGACGCGCGCGGCAAGCTCCGCCGCGAGTCGACCGGCTTGCCGAAGTCGAAGAAGAAGGCCGCCCGCGCGATGCTCGCCGAGCGCCACCACGCGAAGTACTCCGCGGGCCGCGGGCGCAAGATGCCGCTGCTCGGTGAGTACGCCGAGGGCTGGATCTCGAAGCGGATCGAGGAGGGCAAGGCGGTCGAGGCGCAGGCCTCGCGGCTCCGCACGCACGTGCTCCCGGTGCTCGGCGACCACCGCCTGGACGCGATCACCGTGAGCGACGTGCGCGAGCTCGTGCGCCAGCTCCGCGCCGGGCGCACGCAGACGGGGCGCGCGCTCGCGCCGCGGACCATCCAGCAGATCGTCCGCGCGCTCGGCGTCGTGTTCAAGGACGCCCGCATCGACGAGGTGCTGCCGGCGGGCCACGCGAGCCCCGTCGTGTTCCGTTCGGGCGACCTTCCCCCGATGCTGGACGCCGACCCGGACTTCCGCGGGAAGAGCCTGTACACGCGGGAGGAGGCCGATCGGCTGATGAGCGACACCGCCGTGCCCGAGCACATGCGGCTCGCGTTCGCGGTCCTCTTCCTCACCGGGATCCGCGCGGGCGAGCTCGTCGCGCTGCGCTGGGGCGACCTGCACGAGCGCGCGCCGCGGTGGTGCCTGCGCATCGCGCGGTCGTGGCAGGAGGCGCGCGGCCGCGAGAAGTCGACCAAGACCGGCGTGGTGCGCGACATCCCGGTGCACCCCGCGCTGCTTCCGCGGCTCCTTGAGTGGCGGGACGTCGCGTGGCCGCGCGAGTTTGGTCGCGCGCCGCGCGTCGTGGGCAAGCCGGCCGACACCGATCTCGTGCTCCCCGCGCCGAAGACGGCGACGGTGCACTACGGGATCAAGAACCTCGCGCTCGCGCGCGCCGATGTTCTGCGGCGCCTTGGGCTGCGCCCGCGCCGCACGCACGACACCCGGCGCACCTTCATCACGCGGGCGCGCGAAGACGGAGCCGAGCGCGATCGGCTGAAGCGGCTGACGCACGCCCGCGTCGGCGAGGTGTTCGACCAGTACTCAGAGTTCCCGTGGGCGTCGCTCTGCGCGGAGGTCGACAAGCTGCGGCTCGCCGGGTGGGCTCCGGCCGATACTCAGGGGGACAACTCATGACCGCGCCGTTGCCCTTCCGTCTCGGTGGGTACGGCACGATCGTCGCCGACCCACCCTGGCACTACGACGACCAGGCCGGGCGGATGCGCCTCGGCTACCCGACGATGACCGACGAGGAGATCGTGGCGCTGCCGGTCTCGTCGATCGCGAGCGACCGCGCGCACCTGTACTTGTGGACGACGGACGCGCACCTTGAGGTCGCGCTTCGCTGCATCCCGGCGTGGGGGTTCACGTTCAAGCGCACGCTTTGCTGGGTGAAGACGCGCGCGCGAGAGCGCATCGCCGCCGCGCTCGACGCGATCGAGATGGGCGAGCTCGACCGCGCGACGCAGCTCGTCCACGGCGCGCTCAAGCTCCAGATCGGTGGCGGGCACTACCTCCGCGGAGCCCAGGAACTGTGCCTGTTCGCGGCCCGCGACCAGACCGGGCTCGTGCGCGACGTGCCGAACGTGATCTTCGCGCCGCGCACGCGGCACAGCGCGAAGCCCGACGAACTGCTCGAGATCGCCGAGCGGCTCTCGCCGGGCCCGCGCCTCGAGATGTTCGCCCGCCGTTCGCGGCCGGGCTGGGTCGCCTGGGGCAATCAGGCGCCCACGGGAGATGAGTTGTGATCAAGCCAGATCCCCACGTTCGCGTCCGCCTCTCGCTGCCGAAGCGCCTCGTGCACGCGCTCAAGGTCGTCCACGCCCGCAACCAGGCCGTCGAGCGCGACGAGTCGGAGTCGATCTCCACGCTCGTCGCGTGCGCGATCGAAGACTACCTCGCGCAGGGCGCGGGGCCGTTCGACGACGAGCTCGAGCCCGAGCCCGCGCCGAAGACGAAGCGCCGCCGGGTGAGCGACGAGGACCGCGCGCGGATGCATGCTCTGCGCGTCGAGGGCGCGACCCTCCCCGCGATCGTCGCGGCGACGGGCGCATCGCTGGGCACCGTGTACCAGGCTGTCCGAGCGGCGCGCCCTGACCTCCAGATGCGCCCCCGGTTGACGGGCGAGCAGCGCGCGCACGTTCACCAGCTCTACGCCCGAGGCGTCAGCACGAAGGAGATCGCGGCGCGGATGTCGTGCTCGATCCACACCGTCCAGCGCGTCGTGCGCGCCGCGCGAACCATTCAGCCCGGCTTAACAGTTGCGGCGGAGGGCGCGCCGTTTCCGTGTTCCTCTCGAACATCCGAAGATCCGCGGACCCCTGAAAAACAAGGCGAGGACGCACCCGTGTACGGACCCACCGCTCAAGTTCGGGACAGCGACGATAGCCCCCGGACCCACCGCAAGCCGACGCTCCTCGAGGTCGCCGCGGTCATCTCCCGCCGCGGCCCGACCTGCTTCGTGGGCCAGGTGTTGACCGCGTTCCCCGAGCGCGATGCGCTCAGCGTCCGCGCCGCGCTCGACGAGCTCGCCGCCCGCGGCGTCATCGAGCGATCGAGCTGGCGCGGGCGCCCGCGCGTGAAGATCGACGTGCACGAGCTCGCGCTCCTCCGTCGCTCGATCGACAAGGCCCGTCCGCCTCGAGGCGACCGCGCCGAGCGCGCGGACCGGCCCGTCGAGGCCAGCGGCCGCGCGATGAGCGAGGCGGAGCTCGCTGCGCAGAACACGCTCCGCGCGCAGTGCCTGCGGGCCGAGCTTGACGCGCTCACCGAGGCGGCCGAGCGGGTGCTCGGCGAGTACCAGCGCGCCGAGAGCGCGCGACACCACGGGCTGCTCCCGAGCCTGGCCGACGAGGGCCGCCGCCTGGCCGCGCGCGCCCGCGAGATCGAGGCGGAGCTTGGCCAGTTCCCGGCCCGGCTCGAACCGACTGACCGAAAGTCCACGAAGTTTCCCGCGCGCCGAGACGAACAAGTGCGCACGCCGACGGAGGCCGCATGAGCTGGTCGAGGACCTACGCCGGCGACACCCGGCGCCGTCAGGTCGTGGCGCTTCAGCGGGCGCTCGGCTGCTCGCGCGTGCTCGCGGTCGGTTGGGACGCCCTCGTGCGCGACCTGGCGACGGAGCACGACGGAGACCTCACCGGATGGGCCTCCGAGGACATCGAGGCGGCCGTGGGCTGGGACGGCGAGGCCGGCGCCCTCGGGGCCGCCCTGCGCGCGTCTGGGCTGCTCGTAGAGGTCGCGGGCGCGGTGCGCCCGGACCGGTGGGAGGAGCGAGAGGGGTCGGCGCATGAGCGCGCTCGGAAGCGCTCGTGGCGGGCCTCGCGGCGCGTCCAGAAAGCCGACGTCGCCGAGGTCGGCGGAGGAGCTATTGCCGACACGACCGGGACCACGACGAGACTGTCCCGGGACACGGACGGGACCACGACGGGACTGTCCCCGCAGCCCTCCCCCCCGGTTCTCCCCGCTTCCTCTCGTTCTCTCCCCACACCCCTCTCTTACTCTCCTTCACCCCTCTCCAGCCCCCCCACGGCGTCGCGCGCGGCGGGCGAGAGCGCGCAGGGCGAGCGAGAGCCGGCCCCAGCGGCGGCGCCGACGCCGAGCGGGCCCGAGACGCAGAGCCGCACGGCGCGGCTGTCGCTCGCGTTCGTCGACGGCTGGAACGCCGTCGTCGCGGGCCGCGGCCAGCACCGCGCGATCGTCGAGATCGACGCCATCGCCCGGGCGCGGCTGTTCGACTCGGGCCTCGACGAGGCCGGCGTCCGCCGGCTGCTCGAGCGGGTCGCCGGGTCGAAGTTCTTGCTCGGGCTCGGCCAGCGTCGGTTCGTGCCCTCGCCGCGGTTCATCGCCGACAACGCGGCGAAGATCCTCGCGGGCGACTACGACGACGACCGCCGGCGCGTCGACGCCGAGCTGATCGCCCCGTGGCTCGCCGCGTGGACCTCGGTCGAGGAGCGCACCGAGCCGTCGAGCGAGCGCACCACGGCGCGCGATCTGGCGCTGACGAGCGCGCTCGAGACGTGGCGCGCGTCGGCGAGCACGGCGAGCTGGGCGACGCCGGCGGCGGCCCGCGGCGCGGCGCTCGAGGTGCGCGCCCGGCGCAACGCGAGCAAGGCCCCGCTGACGACGACGCTCGACGACCTCGTGCGGCGCAAGGCCCTGCTCGAGGAGATCATGCGCGCCGGCGAGGCCCGCACGAAGGCGGCGTCCACGCCGAGCTCGGCGCCGAGCCCCGCGCCGCCGCCGCCCGAGCGGGAAGAGCTCTCCGTGCAGCAGCAGATCGCGGCGCTTCGCGCGCGGCGTCAGCTCGTGCCCCGATCGTTCACGGACGCCGACACCGCGCGCCTGGCCGCGCTCGAGGAGCAGCTCGCCGAGCAGCACGAGCCCACGGCCATCCGCGCGGTGCTCCAGCGGGAGTTCGGCGTGGTGGCCGAGGGGGCGGCCTGATGGTCGACTACTCCGAGCTCGCGCCCGACGAGCTGCGCATCATCCGCTCGGAGCACGAGGCGCGGATGCGGCTGATCGGTGACCGCCGCGCGGCCGCCGAACTCGTGCGACGATGGGCCGTGAACGGGCAACGGAGCGGCGAGGCCCGCGAGGTGCTGATCGAGGTCGGTCGCATCCTCGGCGTCATCCCGCGAGAGGAGACACCGTGAGCAACTTCCGAGTGGACGTCGACGTACCCACCACGCTGCGACTGAGGATCAACGGTCGACTCATCGTCGAGAAGGCCGGGCGCCGCATCGCGCGCCTCATGCAGCAACAGATCCGCGCCGGCATCGACGGCAACGGAGCCCAGGTCCCGAAGCCCAAGCGCGGCAACCGCCCGCTCGTCGCGACGGGCCAGCTCGCGCGCTCGATCGCGAGCGACCGCGCGCGCAAGGGCCGCGACGGCGGGCCCATCTCTGCGGTGCGCGCGACGGGCTTTCACAGCATCCGCGCGGCCGAGCGAACGAAGAGCCGCACGAAGCTCGGGCGCTACGGCCACGGGCGCGGGGGCAAGAAGCGCGAGAGGCCCGCGAACGCGAAGATCCTCGCGTCGCAGGCGAAGCGCATGGCGCGCCCGCTGCTCGCGCTCACCGAGGCCAACGCGGCCACGGTCGCCGCCGCGATGAAGGCCGAGCTCATCGCGCAGGTGAACGCGGGTGGGTTGGTGACCGAGCGACGCACGGCCCGTCGACTGTACGGGGGAGGGCTGTTCTGATGACTACGCTCAAGGCTGACATGATCGAACTCTTGCGTGCGGGGAAGATGCACAGCGAGTTCGATGGCATCATCTGGCATCGAGCCATCGACCAGAGCATCGGCTGCGAACCGTTGGCGATCGTGACGTACAGCGAGGAACCTTCGCCGGAGACCGGTCACGTCGGGTGGTGCTGGTGGGCGATGGGGCGGATGGGCGACGCTCCGAGCTTCATCGAGGCGCAGATGGCGGCGCAGATGCGGGTGCACAAGATCAAGAGTGGCGAGACCAGCGAGGGCGGCTAAGTATGCGAACCCACGTTGACCCTGGACCCATGCCAAGTGCCCGAAATCATTGGAACGGCCCGAATGAGCTAAGTGCCCGGAATCAGGTGGCAGAATCCTGGGTGGGATTGGCGAGAGCCGTGGGTATGCGTTGCCAACTTCCGGCCGGAATGTGAGGATAAGCCCCATGGCGAAGAAGAAGCAGCGCCCGGCGCCGCGCGCCGCGCCCGCGGCCAAGCCCGCGAAGAAGCGCAGGAATCGGACCGCCGACACCGCGGCGAGGAAGCGAACGACGGTCGCGAAGATCGAGCGGGCCGAGAAGGTCGCCGCGGCGATGGTGAAGGCCGCGGCCGCGATGCAGCCGTTCGGCGTGCCGGACGAGAAGTGGGAGTCCGCGCGCGCCGCGATCGTCGCTGCGTCGACGCTCGACGGTGAAGAGGCGATCGAGGTTGCCGCCGACGCGCTGCTCACCGTCGGGAAGTACTTCCGCGACGTGAAGCGCGCGGTCGGCGACGGCGGGCTACACGAGCTCGGGCACGAGGCCCTGCGCGCGACGATGGTCTCCGTGAAGTCGGTCCCGGCGCTGATCAAGGTGCTGGCGCTGCGGCGCCGGAAGAAGCGGCCGATCGCCGCGCTCGTCAGCGATCTCGGCCAGGAAGTGACTCATGCTGTCGACGCGAACCGTGGACGATCGAATCCGGTGGTGCGAGCAGAACCTGCGGATGACCGACGGGTCCCCGTGGAGCATCGCCAGCCGCCCGTGGGTGAGGGACAAGCTGTTCCTCCCGTCGTACGGGTGGACGATCTCGAGTCGCTCGTCGAGCAGTCCGCCTAAGCTCTGCGACCGCTGCGGCCGCGTCGCGGGCCGCGTCGTCGCGTGGTCGCCGGAGCTCGAGGACAAGCTCGACGCGGGGTGCTCGTCGTGCGCTGGGCTCAAGCTCACACCCATTCAGAGCATCGTGCAGTACTTGCCGCGTCGTGAGGGCAAGACCACCAACCTACTCAGCCTGTGCGTCGAAGAGATGTTCTCCGAGCAGAACCGGCGCACGGTCTACATGGCCGGGTCGAAGGACCAGAGCGAAGTCATCGGCCTCGAGAACATCCGCGCGTACCTGCGCGACAACGAGGACCTCGCCGACGAGTGGACGATCGTCGGCAACGAGTTCCGCGTGCCGGAGAACAACAACGTCCTCGAGATCGTGCCGGCGGCGCAGACGTCGCGCGGCCGCGGCGCGACTCGCGTGGTCTTCGAGGAAGCCAAGGACGTCCCCGCCACGGCCGTCGCCGCGCTGCTCCCGAGCATCATGGACAACAACGGCCAGACCTGCGTGCGCGGGCACGCGTGGCCGCTGACGCCGCGCCGGCGCGAGTGCCCGGTGTGCAGCGCGCGCGTGCGCCCGTGGTTCGGCCAGGTGCTGATCGTCGGCACGGGCGGCCTCGACGAAAGCAACGAGGACCTCGCGTGGTTCAAGCAGTTGGTCGAGCAGCTCGAGCGCGAGCCGAACCCCGCCGCGTTCATCTACGCGTCGAGGGTGTCGCTCAACCCCAAGGTCGCGGGCGAGTCGCGGCAGATGATCGACAGCGTCTTCGCGAAGGTCCCTTCGCTCTCGGCCGCGGTCAGCGCGGAGCTCGGCAACGAGTTCCGCCAGAAGGGCGACGCGTTCTTGGGCCAGCGCGAGTGGCGGCGCACCGTCGACCCGGACCTCGAGCTCGGGCTGGGCTCCGATCGACCCGCGATCGCGTTCCTCGACACCTCGCTCTCGCAAGACGTCACGTCGCTTGTGGTGATGCTCGACGACGACGGCACGCATCCGTGGTGGCGACGCGACAAGGCCGCGACGGAGCCGTGGGAACTGATGAGCGTTGGCGCGATCGAGGTCTTCGACCCGAAGCTGATGGGCGGCACGATCGACGTCGAGTCCGTCTACGACGCCTGCGCGCGCGTGCTCCCGCTGTACCCCGGGCTCCGTGAGTTCTGGGTCGACACGCGACTCATGCCCTGGGCACGTGCGTTCGTCGATCGCATCATCAAGGAGCGCTCCGCGTGGGGGCGCTTGGCCAAGAGGTACGCGCACGGCGGCAAGGAGAACGAGGTCAGAAACCGCGCGTGGGTCGTGTACGAGCAGCGCATCTTGAACGTGACCATCCGGCACCCAAAGCTCGAACGTCTCGAGCAAGAGATCCTTGGGCTCCGGCGTCACGTCGGAGCCAACGGGTTCGAGGTGCGCGACCGCAACCGCAAGCGCCGCCACGCGGACATCGCGGAGGCGATCGCGTCGCTCGCGGGCCGCGCGTGGGAGTTGCGCACGCAGCCCCGGCCCGCTAGCGTTGCAGCTCGGAACAGCAGTGCAGAGGCCCGCATCAGCGCGCTTGTCGCGCGGCGCGGCGCGGTCGATCAGACGTTCTAGGAGGAGCCGTGAAGAAGTACGCCGAGAACGCCCGCAACGTCCGCGAGATGTCGCGAAGCGAGTTCGCAGACGAACTCAGGATCTCGTACACGACCGTGCGTCGGTGGATCAGCGAAGGTAAGTTCATCCCGGAGGAATCCGTGCGCCAGGACGACATGGGGCGGTACTGGATTCACGAGTCCGCCGTGGAAGAGGTGAAGACGAAGCTGCGCGCGCGCATGGACAACACGCGGATGGATTCCACGTTCTGAGATAATCTCTGTCCTCTCTGTTCTTCCTGTCTCGACACTTGTAGGGCACCCCTCGACCGTGGGCCGGTGACCGGCCTCCGCATCACCAATGGGCTGCCGCCCATTCGTCTGCAGGGTGTGCAGCGCGACCTGCGCGAGCACAACACGGAGGCGTCCGGCGAGGCCTGGTTCGGCTCCCCGTGGGCGCTGGGTGCGGCCGAAAAGCTGCGTCGCGACACCTACGCGCAGCGCGCCGTGCAAGGCGTCATCGGGCCGCTGGTGCAGAGCTTCTTCGACTTCGAGCCGGCGTCTCGCACCAACCCGCTCGACGTCGAGATCGCGCGCTTCTGCGAGCGCAACTTCTTCTCGGGACTTTTCTCGTGGATCGAGGTGCTCGAGCAGGCCCTGGGCTACCTGTGGGACGGCTTCTCGGTGTTCGAGTGGATCGAGCGCGTCGCGCCTGTGTCGCGCGATGAGTTCCCGCAGCATCCCGGCCGCGGGCTCGGCGTGTGGATCGGGTCGTTGGCTCACCGGCCTGCTTGGTCCATCACCGCGCTGCACCCGCGCAAGGACGACGCGTCGAAGCTGCTCGAGGCCTGGCAGTACACCCACGACGATGAGTTCGTGCGGATTCCGGCGAGCAAGGTGCTCCGCTTCGCGTTCAAGAGCGGCGGCAACGACCTGTACGGGTTCGCGCCCGCGCGACCCATGTACGGGCCGCACCGCGCCAAGGTGCTGCTCTGCGCGCTCGAGATGGTGCAGCACGAGCGTGCTCACGTCGGCACGCCGCAGCTGCTGACCGAAGCCGGAGTCGAAGTCTCCTCCGAAGACCTCGAGGCCGCCGAGAAGATGCTGGCGGAGCTCCGCTCTGCCGAGCGCGGGTACGTGATCCCGCCCCCCGGCACCAAGGTCGAGTACACGACGACGAAGGGCACGACCGACGTCCGCGGCACGATCGAAGACAAGAACCGCGAGATCTTGGCCACGTTCGCGGGCAATCACGAGCTGCTCGGAAGCTCGACGTCGAGCGGCTCCTACGCCCTCGCCGGCGTCCAGAAGTCGGTCCGCGAGGTGGTCGTCGAGCATCACGGGCAGATCGTCGTCGACACGATCAACTACGGCCGCGACGGCTGGTCGCCCGTGGAGCGTCTCGTGCGCGCCAACTACGGCCCGGGGGTCGCGCTGCCGCGCGCCGTGCTCCGGTCGACGCCGCTGCGCAACACGCAGGCGTTGGCCGAGATGACCGAGAAGCTCGTCAAGGCCGGCGTGTGGACGTCGGGAGACGACACCGAGGAGTTCCTGCGCGAGGCGTCGGGCATGCCGCAGGAGCGGCGCCCGAGGAACAAGGAGATCGCGACGCCATGATGGACCTGTGGATGATCGCGAACGACGAGCACGTTCGCACGGCGCTCGCGTCGATCAACGCGCTCGAGCTGGCTCGCCGGTCAAGCTCGTTCAGCCCGCCGCCGCGCGCGCCAGCGTACACCGTTCGCGGCCGCGCGGCGCACGTCGCCGTGCGAGGCACGCTCATCCCCAACGGGCCGGACTGGTTCGAGGAGTTCGGGCTGATGCCGATGCGTCTCGTGCGCGAGCGCATCCGCGCGGCGGACGCTGACAGCTCGGTCGATGAGATCGTGCTGCTCATCGACAGCCCCGGCGGAACGGTCGCGGGTCTCGAGGCTCTCGTCGCCACGGTGCGCGCGCTGAAGAAGCCGAGCACCTCACTCATCGAGACGCTCGGCGCTTCGGCGGCGTACTGGCTCGCGAGCGCGACGCGCTCGATCACCGCCGAGCCCGGCGCGATCGTCGGTTCGATCGGAGTCATCGCCAGCGTCGTCGACGCGTCGAAGTACTTCGAGAGCAACGGCCTGAAGCTCCACGTCATCCGCACGGCGCCGGCCAAGGGCGGAATCCAGTGGGGCGAGGAGGTCACCGCCGAGAACTTGGCGCCCATTCGCGCCCGTGTGACCGAAGCCTTCGCTGCGTTCACGGACGCGGTGCGAGCTGGCCGGAATCTCGACGGCGACCGGCTCGAAGCCGTCACCACCGGCGAGACGTGGACTGCGGCGCGCGCGCTCGCGCTCGGACTCGTCGACGCCATCCGACTCACCGATGACCCGGCCGAGGTCCCGACCGACGCCCCTTTCCCCATCGCCGCGAGCGCGGCCGAGGAGACCATGAGCATCAGCGACACCAAGATCACCGACGACACCAAGGCCGCGCTCCAGCGCGCGGAGGCCGCGGAGGCCAAGGCCGCCGCCCTCGAGGCGCAGATGCGCGCGCTCAGCGACACCGCGAAGACCCAGCTCATCGAGCAGGCGGTCGCCGACGGACGCGTGCTGCCCGCCGCGCGTGCGCGGGTCGAGAAGTACGCCGAGTTCGCGGCCCTGGCCGACCTCAAGGCGTTCCTCGAGTCGTTCCCGGTGTCGGTCAACACCAACCCGGTGGGCAACGTGCCGTCGCGCCCGGCGGCGTCCAGCGGCGCCAACCCGCTCGAGGCGCTGCCCGACGCCGACCGGAAGTACTTCGAGGAGCGCGGCATCGCGGACGTCATCAAGCTCGGGATGAGCGACAAGCCGCTCCGCTCGGCCTGAGTCACGGCCAAGAAAGGAACCTAGATCATGGCGCTTCTTGCACCCATCAGCCTCCCGTACCGCAGCCGCGGCCCGATCCAGACGCGGTCCGTTCCGCTCGCGGCCAGCCAGACCATCCACTACGGCGAGCTCGTGATGGCCGACAGCTCCGGCCTCGGCCGGTCGTGTGCGGCGCTCGCGAGCAACCGCGGCATCATCGGCATCTGCGTCACCCCGGGGACCACGACGAGCGGTTCCGTCGAGGTCGCGAGCGGTGAGTTCCGCCTGCCCGCCACCTCGGGCAACCAAAACATGGTGCAGACGGAAATCTTCGGCCAGGCCGACAGCACCGTCGGGGCGACCGGGACCAACCTTCCGAGCGCCGGCATCTGCACCGAGTTCGAGTCCGCGTCGTGGCTGTGGACCTTGGTCGGTCCCGCGGCCCGCATCTGATCTGACATCCGGTCGTGAGTTCGCTCGCGAGATAAGGAGACAGCATGTCGTTCATCAACCACCCGAGCTTGCTCACGCCGTTCATCAAGGGCTTGCTCACCAAGGCGCTCGAGGGCGAGCCCCAGGATGGACTCACGCAGTTCATCCAAAGCGACACCAGCACGCAGCGCTTCGAGGACTACGCCGTCGTGGGTGCCGCGCCGATCCTGCGCGAGTACGTCGGCGACATCCGCACGGAGGGCATGACCGACGCGCAGATCCGCGTCACGCCCGGCCTCTTCCGCACGAAGATCATCGTGAAGAAGGAAGACCTCGAGGACGATCAGCTCGGCGCGATCCGCCAGCGGGTGAGCGACATCGCCCGCGGTGCGTGGCGCCAGCGGCGCATCGAGCTCATCGGCGCGGTGATCGGCAACGCCGCGTGGCCCGTCGACAACACGGCGTTCTTCGCCGACGCGCGCCCGGCTCGTGGCTTGGGTGCGGCCTACGACAACAACCTCGCGGGGTCCGGCACCACGGCGGCCAACATCGGCGGAGACCTGCAGACGGCCATCGCCGCGCTCAGCACGTTCCAGGACGAGCAAGGCCAGCCCTTCAACGAGGATGCGAGCACGATCGGCATCCTGGCTCCGCCGAGCCTGAAGGTGCCGTTCATGCAGGTGCTGGGCAACGGGCAGGTCAGCGGCACCAACCAGGTGTTCGGCGGCATGGCTCGGTTCGTCCCGGTGTTCGACGGCCGGTTGACCGGCAACACGTGGTACGCCTTCAACCTCAGCGGCGCGCAGAAGCCGATCCTGTTCGTGGATCGGGTGGGTCTCGAGATGGGCGAGTTCTACAAGGACTTCGTCTGGGAGTACTCGTTCCGCGCGCGGAACCGCGCGGCCATGGTGCACCCGCAGCTCGGCGTCCGCATCAACAACTGATCTCTGTCCTCTCTGTCCTTCCTGTCTCGACTCATGGCGCGACGACATCAAGCGTTGCGCCATGAGTCTCATTCTCACGCAAGCCATGCTCAAGCCCGGCGTGTGGCTCAAGGCCGCCGGACGCGAGGTCAGCATCCGCGATGGCGTCGGGCACGGCGCGCCGATGAAGAAGATCACCGCGCGCGAGCCCGTGTGGTTCGACTCGATCGCGCCCGCCAACGTCGCCGGCAACAACGAGGTCTTCATCGTCGACGCGCCTCGGAAGGACTCCGGCGACACGCAGGCCGTCGAGCTCGTCGATGCTCAAGCCCTCGAGCTCGCGCTCGTCGAGGCCTCGTCCCGAACGACCAAGCTGGAGCAGGAGAACGAGGCCCTCAAGGCCGAGCTCGCCAACCTGCGCAGCGGGAAGAAGGGGCGCTCCGAGTGACCTTCGGCGCCAGCCATTCCGACGTCGAAGCTCGCCTCGCGCGCGAAGCGCCCTTCACCGCGTCGACCAGTCCGACCGACACGGAGGTCGACGGGTGGGTCGCGGAAGCCGCGGCGATCGTGCGCCAGACGCTGCGTGCAGTCGGCGTCGCGCAGGATCCTGCCAGCGGCACCGACGGCGAGATCGTGTGTCGAGCCCTCGTCGTGAAGTACGCACTGGCGCTGACGCTCGAGGTCTTGGCGTTCGCCGAGGACGCCGCGGTTGGAAGCGAGCGCGCCACCGTACTCATGCAGGAGTTCACGAGCACGCTTGCTGAGTGGCGTTCGATGGGCACCTCGAACCTGGCCTCCTACCTGTCGCCGACCGGTGCCGTGTCTCCCTCGACGCAGACGCTGCGGTCGCACGTGACGACGGGCGGGCAGGTCCCGCCCGACCCGCGCTACACGCTCGGCGATCTCGATCGGAGCTTCTGACGTGCCGTCGACGCTCGAGGCGTTCCGCGCTGCTGTGCAGGCGCTGTGGGAGGCGACGGCGCCGCCGAGCGTCGGCGACACCGGCGACGCCTCGGGCATCGCGTACGCGTTCGTGGACACGCTCGACGAGGAGATGACGCCGGGGCGGCACCGCCAGCTCGTGTGGGGCCGCACCGCGCAGCACCGCTACATCATGGAGCCCGTCGGCGGGCCCGGCACCGGCCAGGTCGAGTCGGTGATCGACGTGTTCCTGTCGCTCGCGCGCGACCCCGCCAACGTCACGCGCACCGAGCGCGCCTTCATCGCCGCGATCGACGTCGAGACCGAGACGCTCGCGCACGCGCTGACGGCCGCGCCCGACCTGGGCGCCGGCGTCATCGAGGTCCACCTCGAGGAGATCGTCGACGACACGTCGTCGGTCGCGCCCCCCAAGCCTCGCGCGGGCTCGCCCCGCGCTTCCGTCGGTTCGATCTCGCGCGTGCGGTTCACGCTGCGCGTTCTGCACGAGGTGTAAACTCATGGCACGCACGAAGAAGATGGCCCTCTACATCGCCTCCGAAGGCAGCAACTTCGGCGGCGACCCGTCGGGCTCGGGCGCGAACTACCTACCGCTGTGGTGCACCATGATCGCGCTGCGGCAGGATGCGCAGGCCGCGATCGAGACCAACTACATGACCGGCCGGAACTGGGACACGCCGGCGATCGCAGGGCCCGACGGCGGCTCGTTCGACTTCGAAATCCCGCTCTGCGGCTACGCGACCGGCGGCGTCGCGGCCGCGTCGCCGCCCACCGCGGACGCGCTCGACGTACTCATCGCCCACATCATGGGCAACCAGCTCGTGCGCGTCGGCGGCGACGTCTCGAGCGGCACGACGCCCAACACGCTCGTCGTCGCGTCCGACGTCTACAACGCGGGCGAGCTGGTGCCGGTCTGGGAGGCTGGGTTGCCTTCGACGGCCAACGGCGGCCCGCGCACGCAGTGGCACCAGATCATCAGCGACGCCGGGACGGGCACGTACACGGTCGCGCCCGCGCTCGTGCAGAACATCACCACCGCCGCGGTCGGCTACGCGACGCGCCAGTGGTGGGCCGACGACGACGGCGGCGACAGCGCGGCGTTCGTGCTCATCGAGGACGACCGGCAGATGACGTTCCTCGGCTGTCGCGTGACGGCCGCGAGCATCGTGTGCGAGGACGCCGCGCGCTCGCTCATCAAGCTGCGCGCGTCGGTCGCCTACGACACCCGCACCATCACCACCAAGGGCTCGCTGCCCGCGGTGCTCGGCGCGCCGCCGGCGCCGCCGCTCGTGCCGGCGCTCTCGCCGGTGTGGTTCAACGGCACGCGCGTCGCGATGCCGAGCTGGGAACTCGACTTCGGCATCACCAACGCGGAGATCCGGACGACGGAAAACGTCACGGGCCGGGTGAACAACGAACTCATCGTGATGAGGCCGACCTTCAAGGGCTCGCCGATCCTGACGACCGCGCTCGAAGACCTCAAGCGCACCGCGGCGACCGGGCAACTGCTCGTGCAGATGGGTGCGGGCGTACTCACCAGCGGGCGGCTCAACACGATGGCGGCGTGCTTCGACCTCGCGCAGGTGCGCGAGGCCGCGCCCACCGATGAGAACGGGCGCCTGCGCACCGCGCTCGAGTTCCGCGCGATGGACCCGGTCGTTGTCGGCGCGACGGCGGTGCCCGCGCGCGTCTTCCACCTGGCTCGCGCGTGAGGTCGCCGATGAGCAGCACGATCGCACCCGGCGCTCCGAGCGTCATCGAGATCCAGGCCAACGGCGTCACCGCGCGCGCGACGATCGCGCTCGCGACGGTCACTCGGCGCGGCGTCTGGAATGCGAAGATGACCGCCGCGGCCATCGCCGAGAAGAAGCGCGTCAAGAAACTGCGCGAGCAGTACTCCGCCGAGGAGTGGCCCGGCCTGCACGGCGCGCAGGGCGACGCGGACGTGTTCACCACGCCCGAGGGCATCGAGGCTTCGGCCGCGCTCTGCACGCAGATCATCGACGAGACGTTGCAGTCGCTGCGGCTCACGCACGAGGACGGCTCCGTCGAGCAGGTCGATCGCGCGGGCGCCGCGCTCGCGCTCGACAGGCACGGGCTCCTGCAGGCCTTCGGGCTCCAGATCATCCAGGCGCACGCCGTGCGCCCTTCGAGGCCCTCCTCGCCCGGATCCTCGGGTGGGGAGGGGGCGAGCTCGACGAGCTCGGCCAACTCGACGAGCTCCCCGACGACATAGCGGAGGCCGTGGGCGTGTACGGTGACGCGCCGACCTGGCTCGCGGAGGTCTACGACCCCTGGCCGCGGCCCGAGCTCGCTCGCGCCGGCGACGGCGCGGGGGAGGTCGACCTCGGTGCGCTCGGCGAGCGGGCGGACGGCATCCGCGCGCGGCGGCACCCGGCCGTGCTGCTCCTCGAGGCGCCCGAGTACCTCGTCGAGACCTGGCAGGCGTTCGCGCGCACGACCGAGCGCGACCTCCGCCCAAAGGACGCGCTCGAGCGACTCAACGCCCCCGCGGCGGACGCGTGGTGCCTGATGCTCGGCGCGTCGCGGCGCCGCGCCACGAGCAAGGAGGCCAGCGGTGGCGAAGGCTGAAGTCACGATCTGGGCGGCGCTGAACGACAAGCCCGCGACCGAAGGCCTGCGCCGACTCACGCGTGGGTTCGCTGACCTTCAGGCCGCGGGCTCGATGATCGGCGCACCCATCGTCGGTGCGCTCGGCGCCATCACCGCGAGCCTGGTGGGTACGACCAAGGTCGCGGTCGACTTCCAGAAGGCCGTCGCCGAGGTGGGTACGGTCAGCGATCGCGCGCAGTGGTCGCTCGCGAACATCGCCAAGGTCTCCGACGAGATGGCGCGGAGCTTCGGCACGACCGGCGCGCAGAGCGCGCGGGCGCTGTACGAGGTGATCTCGGCGGGCATCACCGACAGCGCGCGCGCGACCGAGACGCTCACCGCAGCGCAGAAGCTGTCGGTCGGCGGGCTCACCGACGTGAAGGTCGCCGTCGACGGCCTGACGACGATCCTGAACGCGTACCAGTCGACCGGCGTCACCGCGACCCAGGTCACCGACGCGATGTTCATCGCGGTGCGCGACGGCAAGACGCGCGCGGAGGAGCTCGCGCAGAGTATCGGCCTCGTCGCGCCCATCGCGTCGGCGACGGGCGTGTCGGTCGATCAACTCCTCGCGTCGATCGCGCAGCTCACCACGCAGGGCATCCGCACGAGCACCGCCGCCGAGGGCTTGCGGTCTGCGCTCGGCAACGTCGTGAAGCCCACGAAGGAGGCCGCCGACGTCGCGGCCGAGCTCGGGATCAACTTCTCGGTGGCCGCGATCCAGTCGCGTGGGTTGTCGGGGTTCCTCAACGACGTCGTGACCAACTCGGGCGCGACGCGTGAGCAGCTCGGCAAGCTGTTCGGCGACATCCAGGGCTTGACGGCCGTGCTCGCGCTGACCAACGACGGCGGCGCGAAGTTCAACGAGATCCTCGACCACATGAGCGAGAAGGCGGGCGCGACCGACGTGGCCTTCAAGGCCATGACGGAGACCGTGGACTTCCAACTCTCGCGGTTCGACGCGCTCCGCGAGAGCATCATGCGCGCGTTCGGCGACGGGCTCGTCAACGCCAGCGCGTTCAAGCAGGGCTTGGTCGGCATCAACGCGGCGCTCGAGACGACGGGCTCGCGGCTCGGGCGTCTCGCCGGCGAGACCACGGGCACGATCGGCGGCATGGTCGGCATCGGGCTCGCCGGTGCCGGTAAGTTCGTCGCGAACCTGGTGGGTTCGCAGTCGGTCGCTTCTGCGTTCGACGCGTACGGCCGCGCGCAGGCGCAGGGCCTTCGCAGAGCGCTCGCGCCCACGGCGGGCGACGTCGGGATCCCGCTGCTTGAGTACGGCGGCGAGCCCGCGTTGCCGAACCCGGCAGGTGACTACACGTTCTCCGGCATCGGCCGCGATGGGCCCAGCAGGCCGCCTTCGCCGCGCGCGCAGCGCGGGGCGCGAACCGCCGCGCCGCGCGCGGCGCTCGAAGCGGGCTCGGGCGCGGTCTCGACCGCGTTCGGCCTCGTCGACACCTTCGTCGAAGCGACGCAGAGCGCGATGGCGCAGTCGATCCCGCAGCTGCAACTCATCTTCACGCAGGCCGAGCGGCTGATCTTCGGCACCACCGACGCGGACAACGCACGCGAGCAGAGCGCGCGCGCCGACGCGGCGAACTTCTGGATCGTCTCGCAGGCCGACATGGCCGAGGCCGCGATCGCCCAGGTGCGCGATCGGCTCGGCTCGGCCACGCAGACGCTCGTCGGGATGCTCGCGGGCAACCGAGACTCCATCACCGCGGTCCTCGGCGACATGAGCATGAAGGCGACCGACGCCGCGACGAACATGTTCGTCGGCATCGGTGACGCGATCGGCACCGGCACGCTCAAGCTCGACTCGATGCTGGGGCAGTTCGCTGGCGCGATCGTGCGCATGATCGGCGTGCAGCTGATCCAGATGGGTACCGCGGCGCTCGCGCTGTCGGCTCTCTCGTTCATCCCGTTTTTCCAGGGCGTTACGGGCCCGCCCGGCTTCGCCGCGGGCGCGGGCGCGGTCGCGCTCGCCGCGGGCATCGGGCTCGTCGCCGCGGGCTCTGCGCTCGGCGCCGCCGCGTCGGGCGGCGCGGGCACCGCGACGTCGACCGCGCGCACGTCAGGCAACCCGGGCGCCGCGCGCGCGCCGAGCTCGAGCTTCACCGGCGGCGTGGGGGCGATCGACACCGCGGGCATGCGCGGCGCCGGCGGCCCGGTGACGATCAACGTGTCGATGGGCGTCGTCGGCGATCGGCGCGCGGCCGCGCTGCTCGTCGCTGACCTGTACGACGAAGCGTCCGCGCGCCAGCTCGGCGCGCGCAGGGGGTTCGCGTGAGCGTTGGCTTCAGCTACCCACTCACGAGCGACGAGCTCGCGCGCACGACGCCCGCGGCGTCGTACGCGATCCGCCTCGAGATCGGCGGCGTCGCCGAGACCGTGCCATTCCCCGCGAGCGGCACGCTCACCGCGGGCCGCTACTTCTGGAGCCAGGGCGACCGGCTGCTCGACGCCGATGGTGGCGTGGGCGGCGTGGGTTGCCTGCTGGGCATGCTCGAGACCGCGCTCAACGCGCACAGCTCGACGGCGGTCGTGTCGATCACGCGCGGCGCCGATGGGCGCTGGACGATCGCGTGCACCACGAACTTCCGCGTGCTCTGGGCCAATGCGGCCACCACGATCGACGCGCGCGCGTTCGGGTTCACGCAGGTCGACCCGGGCGCCGCCGCGGCGTCGTTCCTCGCGCCCGCGCTCCCGCGAGGCCTGTGGGCTCCCGCGGGCGTGTGGCCGCGCTTCGACTCGCGCTCGATCGCGGCGCGGCGCGCGGGCACCGCGGTGTCGCTCTCCGGGCGCGTGCGGACCGCGACGTGGGCGAGCGGGCGCGCGCGCCGCCGCCTGCGCTTCGCGCGCGTGCTCAACGCCTTCGCGCTCACCGAGTACGCCGGCGCGGGCGCGCCCTTCGGCACGCTCGAGCACGTCTGGGACGCGCTCTCGCGCGGCCGCCCGGTGCGCTACATGGAGGACGTCTCCGTGCCGAACGCGTACACCTTGTGGGCGAGCGAGACGCCGCTCGAGCGGCGCGAGGACTGGATCCGCCGCGATGAGCTCGCGCCCCAGGTGCGCTGCGAGACCGGCGACCTCGAGCTCGTGCAGGTGACGGCGTGACGACGCTCGCGCAGGCCGTCGCGCGCGCCGGCCAGGAGTGGACGATGCGCGTCCGCATCGAGGGCCTCGGGACGTACGCCGACGGGGTCTACATCTGGACGCTCACGATCCCCACGCTCGGCGCGAGCTCCGCGGCGTACACGCGGCGCGACACGCTGCGCGCGCTGCCGAAGCCGCGCGAGGACCGCGCGCCGCCGCTCGGCGGGATGCCGAAGCTCGGCGGCGTCAGCGTGGAGCTCGTCGACGTGGGCAACCTGATCACCGAGGCCGCGGCCGTGCAGGTGCTGCCCTCGACGACGCTGACCGCCGCGATCACCGCGACGTCGACGACGATCAACGTCGCCGACGGATCCACGCTCCCGTCGAGCAACTTCTTGGTCTACGTCGGCGCGGAGGCGATCCGCGTGTCGTCGCGCTCGGCCAACGTGCTCACCGTGGCGGAGCGCGGCGCGCTCGAGACGGACGCGCGTAGCCATCCGGTCAACGCGGCGGTGTGGGCGCGGAACCCGCGCTTCGTCGGGCGCCGGCTATTCCTCGACCTGATGCCGCGCGACGCGGCCACGGACGCCGAGGTGATCGACCTGGGTTCGTTCCTCGTCGAGGACTACGAACTCTCGGACGACCTCGGCGCGTGGATCATCTCGGGGCCCGGCGAGCTGCGCTACACGTCGCGCGAGCTCGGCGCGTCGATCATGGGTGGGTTCAAGGTCACGAGCGTGTCGGGCACGCAGCTCACGTGGGCGCCGGTCGAAGCGCTGCAGGGCGAGGTTGCGTTCCCCGGCGCGGGTGAGGACGCGTGGCCCTGGGGCGCCGAGACGACGTTCGCGACGGTGAACGACAACGGGCTCGTGCGGCTGTCGTGGGAGCGCTCGCGGAGCGCCGTGCCGACGGTGATCGAGTACGGCGCCGCGTACCGGAAACCCGTCGAGATCAAGGTCGGCGACATCGTGCGCCCGGTGCTCGCGGCGGATCCGACCTACGGATCGTTCCGCTGGTCTCCAGGCCCGTCGCCGTCGACGTCGCGCTCGACGGGCTTCCTCGTGACCGCGCACCCGATCGACGTCTTGCTCTGCCTGATCTTGTCGAGCGCGCACCCCGACGATGGCCTCGAGCTGGTGAACTACAACGCGAGCGAGGGCAACTGGTCTGGGCTCCCGCCGGGGTACGGCATCGGCATGCCCGTCGCGCGTGTCGACGTAGGCTCGTTCATCGCGGTGCGCGCGCGGACCGCGGGCTACCAGCTCCCCGCGCTCGTGGTCGGCGCCGAGGGGAAGAGCTTCGCCGAGTGGGCCGCCGAGCAGATCCTCGAGCCGATCGGCGCGTACCTGGCCTTCGTCGGCGGGCGGCTGACGTGCGTGCTGCCGCGTACGCCGACCGAAGGCGACACGATCGCGGCCGCGCTGACCCCCGACAACCTGCTCGAGGTCTCTCGCGTGCGGCTCGCGAGCGAGCTGATGAGCGGCGCGATCCGCTACGTGTTCCGGACGCCGGGCGGCGGCGAAACCTCGCTCACCGTGCGATCGAGCGAGCTCGCGGCGTTGAACGGCGGGCGCTCGCAGTACACCACCGACGAGCGCGCGACCGTGCTGCGCATCGACGGCGCCGCCGCGGACCAGGGTGGCCTCGTCAACTTCCTGCGCTCGATCGCGCAGCGCCGGCTGTACCGCACCGCGCGCCCGCTCTGGTCGCTCGAGGTGCGCGTCGGCGCCGAACTCTACGGGCTGCGTCGCGGCGACATCGTGACCGTCACGCACCCCGACCTGCCGAACAACTTCGGCACGCGCGGCTGGTCGGCGGTCGTCTGCCTGATCACCGACGCGAGCCCGGTGACCCTCGACGAGCGCATCGGCGCGCAGCGCACGCTCAGGCTCCTAGCCTTCGTCACCGTGCGCTCGGGCCGTGTCGCGCCCGCTGCGCGCGTCACCGCCGTGTCGCTCGTGAGCGGCACGACCTACGACGTCACCGTCGAGGCCAACCGCTACACCGCGCCCGACGCCGACGACGCCGGCCTCCCCGCCGCCGACGCCGCGGCCTTCACCGCGCTCGACGCGCTCCGCCTGTGCGGCGCGAACGGTGTGCCCACCGCAGCGACCGTCGCCGTGGTCAGCGTGACGGGCAACGTCGTGCGGCTGACGTCGAGCTCCGCGCCGACGGTCGGCCAGATCCTCCGCTTCGCCAACTACCCCGACGCCACCACCACGCAGCGGGGCCGCTTCGTCGCCACCGCGAACGACGCCGCGCAGATCGCGACGGGCGTTGACGCGTGGGAGTACGCGGAGACCTGATGCCGACGAACATCTACACTCCGGAGTTCCCGTCCGTGACCGGCGTGCTCGACGAGGAAGCGCTCGTCGTCGGGCACTTTGCCGATGCGCACGTGCTGCGCTCGATCGGCAACGCGAGCAACCGCCTCGCGGGCCGCGGCAACTACCTCGTGCACGAGGTCTTTCGACGCGCGGGCAACGACGAGCAGATCGGAACCACCGGGTTCTACATGACCGCGCAGTGGCAGCGCTTGCGCTCGTTCCCGCTGCTCGAGCGCAAGGCGCATCTGAATCGCGCCGACCTGCGCATCCGCGCACGCATCACGAACGGCGCAACGGTGGTTCTTCAGGCTGAAACAGCAGCGCTGCGGCACCGTCCAGAAATCCGGCAAGCCGGGGCCAACACCATGCTCGCGGTGGGTACAGGCGGGTTTGAGTTGTACGAGATGCAGATCGAGCTTGGGCGGGCGTCGGTCGAAGATGTGACCATTTACGCCCTCGGCGACGCCGTGACAGCGCCGCTTATGCCGTCCGCTGTTTACGGCGCTCCAAACACTGGCAACGTCAACGATCCAGACACCTACTTGTTCGAGGACGGACTTCAGAGATGGCCGACCGGAACATGGAACAGCCAGATCAGGCCGGATAGGATCGTGGTCACTTTTGCGGATGCGTCCGGAAACTTGCTGTTGGCTCCACTTCGAGTGGGCTGGACGTTTCAGAACATATTGCGTTGGGGTGGCTTTATTGGCGGAGTGTCACTCACAAGCGACGAGACGCAGTTGTTGCGAGATTACAACGCCGCGTATTCACTCCGAGCCGTTCCGACTGTTCGGCTAAGCTCGATCACCATCCGCGAGAGAGACGCCTATGCCACTTGACGGCTTCCCACACGCATCGCCCGCGTACGTCGCGCCGATCGGCTTTGCTGCGCACTCTCCGTACGCGCCCGATGCCATCTCGTTTGCTCTGGTCAACGCGTACATGGCGAGCCGCAAGAACGCGCGCGGGCTCATCGAGCAGACCTACGCGCGCTCCGCGCTCACCAACGCCAACAACGGATCGGGTACTCTGGTCGTGTCCCTGTCGACGGAGCAGCGTATTGCGCGCGGCCGCGCGTACGTCGACGCTCTTACGAATCGCATGCGGGCGATCGTGACGTTTCAACTCATCGCGCGCGTGTCGTCGCGTGTTCGCCTGCGGATGCGCGCGGTGTTCCCATCCAGTGGCGCTGTCGAAGGTGCTGAGTTCACACACGAAGGCCTGGGGGCAAGCAACACCACCATCAGCGCCGACGTGTACGGGCCGATCACAGCCGAAGAGCGCGCGTCTGGGTTCTACGTTCGCGACTGCGCCGTGGACATCAGCGGCGCCACGCGAGACGCGGTCGCTCGCATCGAGGTGTTCGCGTACGCGGAGAACGGCGCGTTCGCGCTTTCGTTCCGGCCCTGGCGCGTGGTCGTGTACGGCGACGTGGAGGGCTAGCTCGTGGCCAAGGTGGCATCGCAGCAGACCTTATCGCCTTCGGCTGTCTCGCTTGGCGCGCCGGTGCTCAACGCGCACGTCCGCGCGGCCTCGCGCGCGGTCGCCTACGCGGCGGCGCGGCGCAACGCGCACGTGCACCTGTCGCTCGGCTCGACGGCGGTCGGCTCGATCGATCGCGCGCCCCTGGGCATCGAGCTCCCCGCGCCCTCGAGCTGGGTCACCGAGATCGAGACGGACGTGTGGATCGACGCGGATACGCAGGTCGTGGAGCTCGGCGCCGAGGTCACCGTCGCCAGCGGGACGACGGTCGAGATCCGGTGGACGATCGGCGCCGGCACCGTCACGACCTCGCACGCGTTCGCCGCCGTCGGAACCGAGGTCGTCGGCACGCTCTCGCGCGCGGCCATCGGCGGCGCCGACGGGTGGAAGCTGATGACCGTCGAGGTGCGCGTCGCCGTCGGGACCAACGTCGGCACGCGGATCGAGACCTTGCGAGTCCAGGACCAGGTCATCGCGGCGAGCGCACTGCCCGACCCACCTATAAGCTAATCTCTGTCCTCTCTGTCCTTCCTGCCTTGCTGGCATGAGTCTGTGCATGCGGCCATGACTTCATGCTGCGCATCTTCGCCTTCTTGCTCTTCGCGCTGGTCGCGAGCTTCGGCGCGGAGGCGCAGACTCAAAACACCAGACCCATCCGCCCGCCAAGTTCAAGCGTCGAAGAGCCGCGGTATCTCGGCGTCGACTTTCCCGCGCACACGATCATCCAGAGCATCACGTCGACGCGTGGCGTGTACTTGCGCCGGAACGGCACGAGCGGCGCGCCGCTCTGCGTGCCGTGGGAGACGATCGCGTCGTACCGCTCCGAGCAGTCGGTGTGCGTGTGCTACGTGCAGTCGCCCTCGCAGCTCACGCTCAGCGGGCCCGGCAGCGCGGGCGGCTGCCAGATCACCGACGGCAACGGCCCGGACGGCACGGGCGCGTGCTTCGTGCTCAGCGGCGGCGCGCCGCCGGTCTACCGCTCGCCGGCGTGGCAGAGCGTCGCGAACCGCCCCGGCGCGCGCTCGGGCGCGTGCTCGGTGGCCACGTCGACCACCGTCACGCTCGGAGTCTCGCGGCGGCCGCCGTGCGGCGTCACGTCGGACTGCACCACCGTCGTCGGCTCCGGCACGTGTGACCTGCTCGCGGGCGCGCCGAACCCGACCGACGTGCGCTACGGCCAGGGCTGCGCGTACGTGCTCGCGCGCGGCGCCGCGACGGGCCTGATGTTCGTCGAGGTGGTGCGGTGAGACGCGCCCTCGGGCTCGTGCTCGTTGCGCTGGTCGTGCTCGGCGGGCTGGCCGCCGACGCGCTCGGCCGCGGGCGCGGCCGCAGCAACGGCGCGTCGACGCTGCTCGCACCGCTCGCGCAGACCGGCTCCACGTGGCCCGCGGGCGCGAACGGCCGGTACGACTGGGCCTGGACCGCGGCGAGCAACGGCGCGACCGCGATGACGATCGCGATCGACTCGGGCACAAATGCGTCTTACCCTTCGCAGGAAGGCCAGTGGATCGGCCGCGATACGACGGGCGCGCAGCAGCACACGCGCGTCACGATCACCACCGCGGGTGGCGTGATCTGGTCGATTGCCACGTCGCTCACGACCGAGGCCACGTGTACGCTCCCCGCAGGCACGTTCTCCACCTCGCAGCGACGGCGGCTGTTCTTGTCGTTCGACGGCCTCGCCGCGACCAACGCGCTCCGAGCTCGAGCGCACATCGCCACGGTCGACGCGGGCGGCATCGTCGGCGCGCTGTCGGAGGTGACGTGCACGTACGCGGGCACGATCCCCGCCGCGCTGACGGTCTCGACCACCGCGGTGTGGAGCGTGGGCGCGCGGTTCGGCGGCGCCGTCACCTACGGCCTGCGCAACGTGACCGTCTACGAGATCGCGATCTGGGCTGGCCTCACCGCCGACCCCGCCGACGCGCTCGTCGAGCTCTCCCGCGCGCGCGACTGGACGGCGACGAGCCTCGGGCCGCCCGACTTCCGCTGGACCTTCAACGGCTCGACGGTCACCGACACCGTCCGCGGCGTGTCGCCCGCCGTCGTCGGCACCGCGCCGAGCGCGGCGAGCGCGCAGAGCCCACGCAACCGCGCGCCGGTGACGGCCTCGCCGGGCTGCGGCCGCGCGCCGTACTCGACGACGGCGACCATCTCGCAGACGTGGGTCATGGCCGTTGGCGAGATCCCGCGATCGGCGCTCGTCGTGTCGCCGGGCAGCGACAACGGGCTCGTCGCGCGGCCGCCGATGATCATCCCGCACGGCTGCACGTTCACGCCCGCGACGATGCGCGCGGACGAGCTCGCGGCGACTTCCTTCGGCCTCGAGGCGCTCGGGCGCAGCGCAGCGATCTACGCGTACCCCGCCGGGCTGCCGACGACCGACGTCGCGACGCAGTGCCCGGTGTTGAACCAGACGGGTTGGACGCTCACGCGCACGAGCACGAACCAAGACTTCGCCTTCATGCGGCGGCTCACGCGCGTCATCGATCACCGGTTCTGCGCGGACACGTCGCGCACGATCGCGGTCGGGCGCTCGCTGGGTTCGGGCCTCGTCAACGCGATGGCCGCCGCGGACCCGGCGGTGTTCCGTGCGATCGGTTCGCTCGTCGCCGTGTACCCGGTCGGCGCCGCCAACGCGCCGCTCGGCGCGGTCGCCGGCATTCAGACCGGCAACAACAACGACAACATCGCGCAGGTCGGCGGCGTGTCACTCATCTACACCGCGCGCGATCGATGGATCACGGCGAACGGGTGCAGCGCCAGCGCGGCCGAGTCGGGCGTGCCCGACTGCCTCATCTACTCATGCTCGGGCGCTCCGCTGACGGTGTGCATCGCGAACCGGCCCGACCACGCGCCTGAGTCCATCGCGCCGAACGACGCGCGCGCAGCCATCGTTCGTGGGCTGCGGCGCCTGGGGTACTAACATGCTCGTCACCCTCCTGCTGCTGGCCGTCATCCCCGGAGAACGTCCCGGCCCGATCGCGCTCACCGAGCACGTGCGCGTCGCCGAGGACTGCGGGCCCGCGCTGCGCTCGCGCTTGAGCAACGGCGCGCGCCCGTTCGTCTGCGACATCGCGCCCGCGTTCGCGCGCGCCACCGAGGCGTGCGCTCGCGCCGTCGCGTACACGCCCGCCGAGGCGCGCCCGCCGGCGTGCGTGCTGGCTCTCCCGCCGGGTGAGTTCGAGCTCTCGCGCCCGCTGCGCTTCGTCTCGCCCGTCGTGCTGCGCGGCGCGGGCGGCGCGCACTGGGCGACGCCGACCATCATCCGCACGCGCACGTCGACGCACGCGATCGTCGTCGAGGCGTCGGCAGCGGGCTCGGCGATCGAGGGCCTCGCGCTCGTGAGCGGCCAGTCGAGCCACGCCACGCTCACCGCCGGCGTCGACGTGCGCGGACGCGCGGTGCTTGAGCGGCTCTGGATCCGGCTCTTCGTCGTCGGCGTGCAGGTGTCGGCCGACGTGAACCGCCGGCCGCCGAGCAACGCCAACGGCTCGCGGCTCCGCGCGCTGACCATCGATCGCACCGAGGGCCCCGCGGTGCTCGTGCGCGGCGGCGACGCGAACGACGTCTCGATCGTCGAGCTCGAGACGGCGCAGGCCTGCGAGCGCGGCTCCGCGTGGTCCGGGCGGCCCGAGCTCGTCGGCGCGCCGTGCGCCGCAGTGCTCGATCGCTCGTTCCTCGGGGTCTCGATCTGGGCCGCGCACACCGCGTCGAGCCGCGACCGCGAGACCGGCGCGCGCTTCGCCGGCTACGACCTCGGCGGCGACTCCACGCGCACGATCTGCGCGGGCTGCTACAGCGAGAGCGACCAGCTTCCGAGTCACGTCGGCCGGCAGTCGATCGCGATCGGCGGGATCGGCGCGTGGCAGGGCCTCGGGCTGCGCGTCGAGGGCCCGCGGCTGTCGAGCCTGCTCATCAGCTCGCGGCCGCTCGCCGACGGGAGCGGCGTCGACCTGGCCGCGGGCGTCGTTGCGGCGCCCGGCGCGGGGCTCGAACTGCGGCCGCTGCGCTCGCCGAGCGTACCCGCGTCGTCGGTGTTCCGCATCAACCTCGACAGCACGCGCGCCACGTGGACGGCCGACGTGGCCGCGCTCGGTACCGCCGTCGCGTGGCGCGTCGCCGCGCGGTCGACGCCCACGCTCGGACTCGGGACGCTCGAGGTGCCCAGGCTCCTCGGCCAGGCGGTGGTCCCGTGACCGCGCCGGTCGTGTCGCTGCGGCTCCCCGAGGAGATCGAGCTCTTCCGCCTTCGCGCGGTGCCCGACCGCACGCTCGACGGCGCCGACCTCCCGGGCCGCACGCTCGGTGAGCTGCGCGAGCCCGACGGCAAGCTCATCTGCCACACGCTCGAGGACCCCGTGCGCGTCGCCAAGATCAAGGCGCGCACGGCCATCCCCGCGGGGCGGTACCGCGTGGTGATGACCCAGAGCCCGCGCTTCCGGCGGCTGCTTCCGCTGCTCGTGGGCGTGCGCAACTTCGTCGGCGTGCGCATCCACGCTGGCAACGAGCCCGGCGACACGGAGGGCTGCATCCTCGTCGGGCGCCGCGTCGACGAACGTACTCTCAACCTGGTCGAGTCGCGCGTCGCGCTCGATGACTTCCTGCGGCGGTTCCCGCCGCGTGGGTTGTGGCTGACGATCCACGACATCCCGAGGTAACCCATGGACACGATCGAACTCACCACCACCACCACGGCCGCGGGGCTGCCGGACGTCGTCGCGGGCATCGCGGCGGCGGTCGGCGCGCGCGACTGGCTCGCGCTGTCGGGCTGGATCGTCGGCGCGCTGCTCTTCATCGGCGACTGGACCGACGTGCTGCGGTTCTTCTCCGGCGTCGGCCGCACGGTGGCCGTCGCCTTCATCGCCACGGCGATCGCCTACGCGGCCGCCGCGGTGCTCCCGGGGACGACGCTCGTCGCGGTGCTCGGCGCGGCCGCGATGGCCGGCGTGTCGGCGGCGCTGCGCCCGCCCGCGATCATCGAGGCGCGCTTCGATCGGCGCCCGGGGGAGCGGTGAGTGCCGTCGTCGTCGCGGTCTCGGTCGTGCTCGCGTCGATCGGCGCCGCGATCGTGGGCTGGGTGCTCGGCGCCCGCGGCGAGCGCGCGCGCACCGAGGCTGCGTCTCGTGCGGTGCAGGCCGAGCTTGCGCGGGTCGACGCGGACGCCGAGGCGCAGCTCGAGCGCGACCTGGCCGCGATCCCGCGCCCTGTGGCGCCGGGCCAGGCCGTGAGCGACGATCGGCGCGCCACGCTGACCGCGCGCTGGGGGCGTCGATGAGCGGGCAGGGCGTCATCCTCGCGCTCGCGCTCGCGGCGGCGCCCGTCGGCGCGGACGAGGCCTCGTGCTGGCCGATGCTCGACGCCGCCGACGTGCGCGTGGCCGAGCTCGAGGCCGAGGTTCGCGCGCTCCGCCGGCGCCTGGCCGCGCGCACCGCGACCACCACGCAACAGCTCTGCGCGCCGTCGCTCGTGTGCCCGCCCGCGGCCGCGTGCGAGCCGCGCCCGCTGATCGTCGATGTGCTCACGATCGGCGGATCCGCAGCGCTCGGCGCCGTGTTCGGCCGCGCCCTGTGCCCCGTGGGGGGCCCGTGAGCGGGCCGCGGGAACTCGCCGCGGCGACGCCGCGCCCGTCGATCGCGCCGCCGCTCGGCGCGGCGCCGCCGCCCGGCCCCGACGGCGTCGACGCTGTCGCCTACGGCGGGCCGGCGCTGACGCTGGTGCTCGCCGCGTGCGCGTTGCTGCTGCTCACCGGCGCGGAGGGCGACATCCCCGCCGGGCTGGCCGCCGTGGTGTCGGCGCTGGGCTCGATCGGCGCGACGCTCGTGGCCATGCGGTCGCAACTCCGGCGCGAGCGCGAGGGCACGCAGGCCGCTGCGTACGCCGCGCTCGACGGCGTGATCGGCACGCTGCACCGGCAGATCGCCGCGCTCGGCACGCAGCTCTCGAGCGCGCTCGAGGCCAGCGAGGCCGCGCGCGAAGAGACGCAGGCCGCGCGCGAGGAGGCCGCCGCTGCGGCCCGCGAGACCGAGGCGCTGCGCGCGCAGCTCGAGCGCACGGAAGAAGGCCTGCAGCGGGCCGAGGCCCGGCTCGAGCGCTACGGGCGCGCGGTGGCCGAGCTCCAGGAGCACGAGCGCGCTCGGATCGACGCGGCCGTGGCCTCGACGACGCCGAGCTCGGGCGTCGACGCGCGCGCCGGGCTGCTCGTCAGCCTCGACGACAGCAGCCCGGGCGCTGGGCGCCGATAACGCTTCGCAATCACGGCGGAATCACGAAAAGCTAAAAAAGAACCAAACAGGTGTTGACGGGACCGTGGTCCGATTGTAGTGTCTGCTCATCGACGGCGCGGTGACGGCGGCGGCGATAGAGGAGACCCAGACCATGACGACCACGAACACCCTGTACATCGCACCCGCCTCGAACCCGGCCGATCGCGCCCTCGCGACCGGCGACTGGACCACCAACAGCTTCACCGACGGCGACGCGGCGGTTTCGGCCGCCGAGAGCATGGACGCGACGAACCCCCTCGCCGCTGGCGACGAGTGGGTGGTCTGCTACCGGGGCGGCCCGGGTGGCAGCATCCTCACGCACGGCGACGCGATCGAGGCCTTCGAGGCTGCCGACACCATCGTCATCGACGCGAACGACCCCTTCGCGGACCTGGTGGCACTCGAGGATCGAGAGGGCCTTGTCGGCCAGGTGCGCGAGAAGGGCGCGCGGGTGGTCGCGGTCGAGATCCTCTCGGCCGCCGCCGCCGCGGGCTGCGGGTCGTGGGACGACGCGGCTCTGACCGCGCTCGTCCGCGCGCTGGAAGAGCACGCGGAGCCCGAGCCCACGCACTGCGAGTGCGGCGAGTGGTCCGGCGAGCGGTGCGCGTGGTCGGGGCCCGAGACCGAGACGGTGACCGTCGAGTGGATGCCCGAGCAGTACCGCGGCTCGCACACGGCCGCGCGCAACGCGGGCGTCTACCCGGCCAACGGCGCGCGCCACCTGCAGGTGCACCGCAAGTGCGCCGCGAGCATGATCGAGCACGACAGCGCCTGGTGCTCGATCGTCGGGGCCTGACGACCCCGCGCCAGGCCACCCGAGGTGACTCGGGCGGCCGGCGCAGCGAGAGGAGATCAAGAACATGACGACGAACACCTTCCCCTTCGAGGTCCGCCTCCGTCCGGGCTGCCACAACAAGCCGAACGCCCCGGTCGTCTCCCGGCACCGCACGCTCGAGGCCGCGGTCCGCGCTGCGCGCAGGTCGGACCGCCTCCAGGTCGAGCGGTCGAACGCGCACGGGTGCGTGTGGCACGCGCCGAAGCGCCGCAGCAAGTACGGCGAGGGACTCTACGGGACCGGCCCGCAGCCGGGCGAGCCGTCGCTCGCCGAGTGCGTCCGCGAGGCCGTGCAGCGCCTCGCAGCTATGGCCGAGGCATGACCGATCCCACCGAGTACCAGCCGCGCTCACCGGAGCGCGCGCGCATGGCCCTGCAGCGGTACCTCGCCGGCGTGCCGCTGGCGGAGATCGCGGCCGAGCTCGGCGTCACGACGGCCGGCCGCGCGTGGCAGGTGGTGGTGCAGGGGGCGCGTTCGGCCGGGATCGATCCGCCCCGGCGGCATCAGATCGTCAGCGACGAGACGCGGGCGCGCGCGGTCGAGCTGCTCCGCGCGGGCGTGCCCCGTCGCGCGATCGGCGCCGAGCTCGGCCTGTCGAACGGCGTGCTGCACCGGATCCGCGTGGCCGAGCTGGGGCCCGCCGAGGCCGCGGCGCCCGCGACGAAGAAGCGCCGGCGGCGCTGATCACCGATCTCCGGGGCCTGCGTCGAGGCCGCCGTCGCCGACTCCCCCATCGGGAACGCAGTCGAACCGCGGGGCGGTTGTCCGACGCACGGTCGCAAGCTGGCATCCCTCGCCGGCGATCCAGTCCTTGCCGCAGCCGCTGTTGCTGACCCAGCACTCGCCGTCGTGGCGTGGGCACGTCTGCACGCAGTAGACGGGTCCATCGCGGTGGCATTCGCGCGGGCCCAAGGAAGTCTCGAAGCGCGTCTCGGCCGTACAGCCGTCGTCGTCGATGTATCCAGGAACGTCGCACGCGCCGCGTGAAAAGCCGCGACATGACGTGAACCCGATCCCTCGTTCCGGCAGAGGACACAACCGCACGCAGAACGGCTCAAGGGGCTGCGCCCTGGGCGGTTCCTCGTTTCCGCACGCCGCGAGCATCACAGCGATCCCGATCCCGATCCCGATCTTCATCGGACCAGCTTCGGCGCGCGGCACGACAGCGACAAGCCGACCCGCGGGTTTGTTTCTGTGGTGGCTTGACGGTCACGTAATCGGAAGATATGAACGTCACATGGCGACCAAGGACAAGCTGTTGAGCGTGGCCACCCCCGAGCACACCCTGGAGCGTATCGACGCGCTCGCCGCGAAGCACGGCATCACCAGGAGCGAGGTGGTCCGCCGCTTCCTCGAGGCGGGCCTGGAGGCGAACCCGCTGAGCGAGACGGAGCTGGCTCGGGTGCGAGCGACTCGAGCGCGTCGAGGGCAGGGACTCGTGATCCCGATGGCCCCGGTGGCG